TCCTGCTTGTACAAGGGATTTGCCTTATAGGAATCGACACTCGTTGAGATGATGTGAACGATGAAATCTGCATCTTTGAACTCCTTGGTATAGGAAGGAACAATAATATGGAAGGGATCAATAGCCTCGAAGTCAATCCGCTTTTTCTCATCGTTCCATACAATCTTGGCAACGCCTCGTCCGTAGAGGAGGATGTGGTCAATTACGGAAACAATCTCTTTCTGGAAATTAGTACGCTCGCGCATGCTGTAATCAAACCAACGCTCGGCTGATACAGTCAGCGGGGTTAACTGCTGGCGCATCGGAACGAAGCTGGAAAGGATGTCATTGCCAATTGCGCTATTGACGAAGCTGGGTTTCAGCTTCTCAATTGCTGTGTCAATTAGCTGAACGTGCAGGTCGGCGGCGGTAGGCCAAGGCTTGACCTTTCGGCGAACACCAAAGTAGCGGGCTTGATAGAACAACCGCTGGCGGTTCTCCCAAGTTTCGCGCTGGTTAAGAGCCTCAATGATTCTGGTATAATAATCTGTACGGCGTGTATCTTTGGCGTTCATTTTTGTCTTTCTCTGCTCAATTCAAATGACAGATCGTTGACGTAATGTAAAGCGCGCTTTGCCCAAGCGCGTACTTTTGGATCAGCAGTACGGACAGCAGAATAGTTTTCATCTCGTATTAAAGACTCAACTGCTCCTGTCGTCTGGGTTACTGGTGTCGTTGTTGCGCAACCACCAAGACTCACCATGCAAATCACGATCAATAGCTTCACGATTGTTGCGCCAATCGTTTTCAAGGTTTTGTGTTCGCTTTTCTTTCCAACCTGGAATAATGCGAAACACTGCGGCGATGATCTCAAGTAGCGCACGCAGCACAAAAGATTATTTAATATGTAGCCCAACAGTCTTCAAGAAATTCACGATCTTTTCTAAGAAGCTGTCATCGGATGGGGTAGGTGTAAGTTTTACAATAACTCTCGCAGCCAGCACAATTCCAGAAAGTGCGGCTACGATCTCTTGCCAATTTGCGGTAATCCAATTCCATATATTCATAGTGTTTATCCTCCTGCGTCAAATCCAGCCATGACGGGGTCGTGTGCCACCATCATGTCCTGAAGTGACTTCCAAGTTGGACGTTCTATGCTGAAAGTCAAGTCCAAGCCGATATTAGCACCACTTACGCACAATGCCAACGCATCGGCTCTATCTGGTGAAGCTATGCCTCTGGCACGCATTGAGTCCTTTGACTCCACCCCAAGCTTACCCTTGCTGTTAGTTATAGTACGCCTGCAAGTCAATTGGGCGGTCAAGTCCTCATCGTCTTCGGGTAGGATGATTTCGGCATCCTCAATCTTCTTGGCCATGTTGTACCACATCTCGGCTGACCTATTGGTATAAGCATTGTTGTCATACGCCGTAGCCCCAAAGTTCACCCTGTTGACAGCCCATCCTGACTCAGCCAAGGCATCGCACATAACCATGCCCATACCACTTGCGTCAGCGTAGATGTTGTTGGCTTCCAGCCCAGCCTTCTTAAACTCGACAATAAACCTGCCAACCGCTGCCATCGTGTCTTTCTCCCGCCATGCAATCATGGGCAGGATCTTATTGCCATCGCTTATGCAGATCACGTTCTGATCGCCACCAGCCGCAAAGTCAACGCCAGCCATCCTAACACCTGGCCTGAATCTAGGTGGTGCGTTGTAGCAGTTTTGGAGTTGGTTTAGGTTGATGACTAGACTCTCCGCACCTATGTCAACAAACTCGCCGTAGATCATAGATCGTGTCAGGGGATGCTTCTCGCCATAACGCTGTGTTATTTCGTCAATCTGCTTCTGCGTAATGTGTGGGCAGTCAAACGCTGTTACTGCGTGCTTGCTCCACATATTGGCTTCCTTGGTAAACGCACGATAGAACGCACCGCTAGTCCCTCCAGGGCTGGATGCTATTAGCAGCCTAGTTGGTTGACATCGGCTGATAGCCTCAAACAGCGGGTCTGCGACAGTCTTCGCTTCGTCAACGACCATTAGCAATGGATGGTATTCGTGATCCTCGGCGTGCCAACCCTCAGCGCGACCTGGATCCGTCGCTGAATAGCCGATAATGCGACTCGTATTGCCGTTGGGGTGGAGGTAGCGGATCTCGCCAGATGTGACCTCCCAAGCACCACCAAGCTTGGCAATGTGATTGCGCAGGCTGGGCCAGAGTTGGCTTTCGACTTGGCGGAAAACGCCTGCCGTGGTTACAGCGATTGAGCGAGGGAAAACGAGTGCGTGCCATATCAGAATCGCTGAAATTACTGTGCTGGTCTTGCCAGAGCCGTTAGCTGCACGCAGGGCTACGCGACAGTCCTTTGCCTCTAAATCACGCAGTACCTTGCGTTGCCAGTCATACAGATTGATTCCCAATACATTAGATGCGAATGCGGCTGGTTTAGAGAGGTCTAGCAGAATCTCTTCTTGGCTACGCTTGGGAGGCTTTGGCATAGGCGTATGTTAAGACCTCTTTTTGTTTTGAGCCACAATAATTTGGGGGGGTATATGTGTATTAAATGGGGGCTGGGGGGCTGGCAGGGGGCGTGGTGGTAGGTGGATACTTTGCCAAAGACTCTGCCCTAGGTTTACGAAGTTTCATTCGCTTGTGTCGAGGCTTAGGAGTTTTAGGTAGTGCATCTTGTTGTTGCTCAACAATGTTGCTCTTGTTGATACAATACTTATTATTCGACAAATGGTTTTCTGATTTAGTAGCAACTGGTTGAATATCAATATAGTTATGACCGCTTTCGATTTGTCGCTTTTCTGGAGTCGCTGTGATTTTCTTTCTCCCCGAGATGCCCGCGAGAAGAGAGGCCAAGTTTCCGCTGATTCCGTGGGTGACATCCTGGCTAACTTGCAGACGGGCAGAGGGTTGGGAATACTGGAACGATCTTTCCAATATCCACGCTCTAGCTTGCCAACTCTTCTCGCCGGCTTGGTTTATTGAGTCGAGGAGGTTGGCTTCTAGTTCACGCCTTGTTTTTTGCAGAGACTCGTTGAATGCCTTGTTTCTGTGTTGCCAATTCTGGATAGTTGCTGGCGAAATACCTAGTGCTTCTCCCGCTTTTTCGTAGGTCAACCCTTTGCGAACAAACCCTAAAATCTTTTCGTGAATCTCTGGCGTGAGTGTGGAATGTCGGCCAGCCTTTTTCGGTTCTTGTGCGTCTGGAGTCACGCTGATGTCATCCATAAGTAAGACTAATAACATACGGCGAGTCAAAAGAAAGTTAAAATATCGCTTGCATCTATAGGCAACCCGCTTTAGTTTGACCTTATGAAAAGCAACACACAACTAACGGCCAACCTTCTTGAGGTTGGAAAACGATATTATATGAAATCAAACGACACCTTTGTCGAGGTGATCTGCGAGGAAATGATCGTTGTAGATCGTGGCTTCTACGGCCAGCCGATTTACTTGATCGCTCGTGCTTCCGATGGTGAAAAGTTTATGATCACCAGACTACGGAAGGATCACTTCGAAGATGCAAAGGGTCGGAGAGTTGGGTTTGTTGAGTTCTCGGAAATTGTATCTTAACCAAAGAAAGGAAACACAGAATATGACAACAACAACAAGTAAAAGTGAGGCACTCGTAGAGCATATCGGAGGAGTCGACTCTTCCGACTTAACAAAAGAAAACTTCAATCATTATGGATTGAGTGTTTATTCTGTTAATGGCGAGGAGTGGGCAATCGGTACTGATTCGGAAGCCGATAAAGCTTGCAAGGAATACATCAAAGATACCGCTTGGGCTTTTCGCTCAAGCTTTATCTGTCAGTATTGCGACCTACCGCAAGAACTGGCTGAAGCGTTGGAGGCTATGCAGTCGAAGAAGTGCGAAGGGGCGAATGATTCAATCCTTGCCCTAATTGAAAAGACGGAAGGAGGTCTTGACGGATTCGTTGAGGAAGCAGTCTCTGCGGATGGTCGAGGTCACTTCCTCTCTGGTTACGATGGCGAGGAGTGCGAGGTTGGTGAGTTCTTCGCATATAGGATCAACTGAAATGATCTGCTTCTCCATTTACTCGCGAAATGGCTCATTCGTCTGCCGTTTTATGGAACGCAGCAAAGCTGAAATGTGGAGAATGTTCCACGGCATCCAAGATTATGTGATCAGAAAGGAGGTATGGCGATGAACTCACCTCAAATCTATTCGCTGGGACTATTGCACGGAGGACTCTTGCTTGGCTTCGTCTGGCTAGTCTGGCCGAAAAGGAAATAGTTTTCCCTCGTCTCTCCTCGTTGCTGAGGGGAGGAGAGGTCAAACTCGCTAGAGATGACCTAAAGAAAAGTAAAAGAAAGGACACAGAAATATGTACACGCTTGAAATGTTGAGAGGAAAAGAATACTTGGGAAAATATGATTACTCAAACTCATGGTGCGAAGAATCAGACAAAATCCCAAGCGTAAAAGAGGCAGACAAAATGATGATGGATGAATTAAGCTATCGGGAGTCACCAAACTTGCGAGATGTCATTTTGAATGTTTGGATGGCTGATGGTGATGAGTGGAGGTCAAAACTTGTGAAAAGCTTTTGCAAGTTTGTCGAAGAACCGAAGGCGACTTACGCGACAAGCTGATAGTCTCTCCTCGTTTCCCCTCGTAATGGAGGGGAACGGAGGATGGATTCTGGCTCTCGCCTAGACATCCTAACAAACGGCAGCGCAGCCTATAAGGAGCATATAGAAATATGACAGAAGAAGAAATTATTAAGGCTTACCTTTCGCGACTAGGTAAGAAGGGCGGGAGCGTCAAAGGTTCTCAGAAGGTGCGACCCAGGGAACACTATCAGAAGGCGGTGGGTATCCGCTGGGCTAAGTATCGGGAGCGTCAACAAACGGAAGCACGGCCACCCAAACGGTAGCGTAGCCTTTCGCGGGAGCGATAGCCCTATAAGGGGTGTGTAGAATAGCCCTATAAGGGTGCTATAAACGGCAGTCTAGCGACCGATAGATATGCAACAGGCTTGATTGCCTAATGGATTTGGAGTTGGCCTTGGTTTCGGCTTGGGCTTTTCTTTAGTTTGCTTGCTCATCGCACCTTGGTATAACACGCCTGGAGTGAGATCCAGTAATAATTTTCTTTGGGCTGATTCCAAGCTTTTCATTTTTACTGGCAACAGATTTGGATATTAGCTCCAAGGTTTCTGGCAATAGTTTTTTGCCCGATTTAGATGAGTTGCATCCAACACAACAAGCAACAAGA